GGAAACGACCCCGAAGCCCACGTTGTCATATTTTCAATGGACGAACCAAGAGAACTAGTCGTAATGAAATTGTTCTGTCTACTACAAGGCAGGTCATCGTCAGAAGTAGAGGAAGCAATTAAGGCTGGAGATCAAGACACACTGTCTGACCTTGAGCGTGCAGCCACACAAGAGTTATCTCGTGTGGCGATCATTGACGAATCTATGACTCTTGAATCTATGTCAGCAGCGATGGATGAAGCAAGAGCATGGTGGGGTAAGAACCCATCGTTCTGCATGATTGACTATCTAGAACTGTTGCCCGGTGGAGAAGCCGACGCATCAGGGGTCACAGCCAAAGCACAGGCAGTTAAACGTTGGGCGAAAACCCAACGTGTGCCGATTGCTTTAGTTCACCAAGCCGGACGAACAGCAGGGAACCGAGGTCAAGCCGCCGGTATCCACGCTGGACGATACGGTGGCGAACAAGAAGCCATCTTTGTGCTAGAGGTGTACCGAAAGAAAGATGCACCAGATCTCACGGATTGGGAAACCAGATACCATGAGAACAGTATCCAAATGAACTTGTGTAAAAATAAACGCACCGCCCGTTTAGGAGACTACGCATACTATCTTGACCCGCAATGCGGACACATCCATCCATACTGGGATGAACTAATCCCTGATGGAGGTGACCATCCCAATGGATAGCACCGTAGAACGATTCGTTGAATTGTTTAGGGGCGGGCGAATAGCCATAGACAACTACAATGACAGTAAGGGGTTTAGACCGTGGGAATCAGACACAGGAGAACCGAAAGAAGCAACAGGTGAAACTTTCTATCAAGCAGTATTAACACACTTTGGGAACTACAAAACTCCTATTGGTGTGTACCCGCTGAAGAAGGAAGAAGATCGCTACGTTGTCTACTGGGGCTGTGTAGATTGGGATGAAGGAGAAGAAGAATCCCTCATCCACGCCACCAACGTACAAACCTTACTCTGGCAACTAGACATACCCTCATGGGTGGAAAGGTCACGCTCAAAAGGATACCACTTGTGGGTATTCTTTACTGAAGCGGTGCCAGCAGTAGATGTACGCAACGGTTTAATCGCTGCCTGTAAAATTGTAGACGCTCCTATCAAAGAAGTGAATCCTAAACAAACAGTGTTAAGCGGTAAAGGCTGGGGTAACGGAGTACGTTTACCGTACCCGTCTAAAGTAGACGCACAAGGAACTATCCCGACACGAACAGGAAGGAACGTTGTTCTTGACCCCGAAGGTGAAGGAGATCTTTCTTGTTCAGAGTTCTGCCGGATGGCACACGAAACTCGTGTGACACCGGAAGATTGGGAACCAGTCCTAGCGCTATATGTTAAACCTAAACCAGCGCCGATACCTAAAGTCAATCCGTTCCTGTCTACATCCAACATGCGTGGATTAGCAGGAGCCATTAGGCGAAACGGCCCACGCATAACAAGTAAAAACCCACACGGAGACAGGTCAGGTACTTTGTTCTCTCTTGCTTGCGCCATGCATAAACAAGGATTTGGATCAGCCGACATAATGACTGAACTGGAATCCGCCGACAGAGATTGGGGAGGCAAGTTTGCCAACCGACCAGATGGCAGAAAACGTTTGTGGGAAACTGTAGTTCGTGCCCAACGGTCAGTGAGAGGAATGGAAGAATGACTAAAGCGCACACAGTAATAATAAACCGCAGACCGAAAGTAAAAGCACGACCTCGTTGGACAAAAAAAGGGCATGGGTTTACTCCCAAGACAACGATGGAAGCAGAAGATTATGTGAAACAGGCGTGGGAAGAACAAGTAGGAGAAACTTTAGATTGTCCTGTGGAAATAACTTTACGCTATTCCCCCACAGAGACAGTCTTAACTGTGCTAGAGTCTCCTCATGACGCTAAAACGTTACGAGGGGACTTAGACAACTATGTCAAATTAACTTTAGATGCTCTAAACAAAGTCGCATGGGTGGACGACAAACAAGTCGTCCGCATATCGGCAGTAAAGGTAGATGCAAATGACAGTACGGATTGAATTAGAACCGTGGGAATATGAGCACGCTAGCCAAGTAGGTATCCGGCGTTACGCTGAGAACTGGGGCAAAGCAGATGCCAAGCATTACGATCATTTCCGCATGGAAGATAACCGCACAGCACAAGTAGCAGCAGCAGTTTGCGAACTCGCTGTAGCAAAAGCAATCAACCAATACTGGGGTGGTCACGTTTGGTCAGGTAGTAAACACAAACAATACAAAGACCTGCCAGATGTGGGAACCAACATAGAAGTTAGACGGATACGCACCAGCCCCGATGCGGCTGTGCGTAAACGTCAATTAGGTAAAGGGCTTATCCTTTTCGTAGCGCAACCAGAACCACCGGAACTACGCAGCATAGATATTTTAGGCTGGATAGATCACGATGAAGCGTGGGAAAAAGGAAAACCGTCAAGTTATGCGCCAGACTCCACAAGGAATATCGCATCAACTCTGTTAAAAAGCGTCACAGAATTTGAGGGATATAACAAAAATGGACAATGGCAAGAAGAAAAGACCTAGTAAAAAACTTTACAGACGAAGAATTATCAACAGCCGGAGCGAAAACACACCGCTATGAAACAGAGTTAGAACAACTCATGGTGCTTGCACCCGGCGACCAACCTTTAATCAGCACCATAGAAGCAACCTCCGATCTTAAAGAAGCAGTCGGAGAAGCAATAGATAACCTACCTGAAGAAGATAGATTCATATTCAACCTAATATTCGTAGCGAATCTCTCCTTACGGGTCACAGGAAAGATAGTCAACATACCTAAAACATCTCTAGCACGACGCAGAGACAAGATCAGGCGCAGACTCATGTTAGACCTAAGCCAAGATAAAAGAGTTCAGAGATGGATGTACAGAGACTTTTAATAATCCTCTAAAGAATCCATAATGTGGCGAATCATCCCCATCAAAGAACCAGCCCACATTGCAAACGTGGCTGTAGCCTCTTCAACCCCATCCAACCCTGCATAGTAAGCGGCTAATAAACCGTCAGCCTCATCTGGATCAAAGACAAGAAGTAAGCCAAGTTCACCATCCTGAGTGAACTTGGCGTGAACCCCATCTCTAGTATCAAACAAGTGAGATTCGGTGGCTAAATCTTTGAAGATTTCCTCACCGAGATACGAGTATTCCTCGCACCATTCATCCCATTGTTTATCCATTAATCAACCAGAGAAGCAGAACCCTTGGTTCCAGCCAAACGTGCAGCAGCAGCACCTTTCAAAACTGAAAGAGCAGCAGACACGCCAGCCATAACAATCATTTTCCATTGGTCTACACCAAGGTCAAGGAAAGCGTTAGTACCCATAGCACCAACAGCGGCTTGAACAAATGTTGCCCCTGTTCTCTCAGCGAGATCTTTATAATCCATTATTTCTTCTTTCTTTTTCTTGCTTTAGCAGCAGCGGCTTTACCCTTAGCGGTGTAAGGATATTTTTTTCCAGCAACTCTTGGCATTTTTCCTCCTGTTTACCATTTCGTTTTATTAGCCCAATACGCAGCAGACATTTTTCCTTTAGAAATGTTCTTCGCATGACGAGCCTTAAACGATTTTTTTCTTGCTTTTTCTTTAGCGGATGTAGGATTTTTACCTGCACCCTTAACTCCCTGTTGTCCAAAACGAATTGTTTTAATTTGATCGCCTTCTTTAGCGACTACAACATGAGACTTTGTGGCATGATTAGGTGTGCGTTTAGGTTTGTTATACCCAGAAACGCCTGCTCTTGCTAACCGTGGATCTTTTTTAGCAGCCATAAATACTCCTAGTTAATTAAGGCATCCCAAGTAGCAGGACCGACAATCCCGTCTACTTTAAGTTTTTTACCTGTGTTAATAGATTCTGAGTCTTGGAATTTCATAACGGCAGCCTTTGTGCCTGAACCAAAAATCCCATCCACCCCTGCACCTTTACGAGAACGACTCTTATTTCGTGCTGTGTTAAATCCCTCTTGTTCTAAGTAAAGTTGAAGAACTCTGACGTGTGGCCCTTTGTTACCTTTTCGTAACACAAACCTGCGAGCCTCAGCGACAGCCTCAGCAAAAATCTGCAAAGGAGTTTTAGGTTCCATCTGAGCAGCGTCTAACGTTTCATCTCCTGAAACGGCAGGAGCGTCAAACCAAACAAACTCTGAACCCTGCACACGACCCGGACATACATGCCACCACTCACTAGGAACCGTTTTTACACAGCCGTACTCCGCTGCGATACGGTTAACTTCCTCCGTAGACAGCCCCTTACCTGTGATCCTTAAATCAACAGCGTAACCGTAACCACCGAAAGCCTCCTGAGCCATATGGTATGAGCCTCTCATACCATTGGACATGCGTCTGTTCGGGTTCGCAGCGAGGTTCCCTCGGCCTGCCTTGTACTTGTCATATAAGGCTTGCTGCTGGGCTAGCGTGCGTACGCCGCTGACAATCTTTACACGACCAGCGATACGGTTATCTTTAAAAAACTGGTTCAAACGATACTTAAACTTCGGATGCAGTTCTTCTGTACGCACCCACTTAGAAGTTACTGGCAAATTAAAATCCATATTATTTTCCAAACGATCTAGGGGAATGATGATGATTAGCCAAACCCATTTCTCTCAAAGTTTCAGCAGATTCAGCGGCTTTCGCTGGAACTGCGTCAGGTTGCTCAGTTTCTTTTTCTTCTTCCATATTATAACAGGCTCCTCTGTCCCGTGTCAGCGCTGTCTAAAACGAATGTCTCGTTCATCACGCCACTCTTTATCGTCTTCAATCATTTGACGAATCACCTGCATCCTTTGCTCGTACGGTGTGTTAATCCTAATGCTTAAACCGCCTAAAGTAGAAGTAAGAGTTTGAATCATGCGTTCTTGATAACGGCTTTCATTAGGGATCATACGCCGGAGACGGCCTATGTATGGCATCAAGCCATCCATAACCGCTATGCGGGAATCCATCATCTTCCATTCCCCCCTATTATTTTTTTCTGCCCACCCGATCATGTTTAATGCAGGCATTAACCCCGGTATTTTTTCCCACGGAGTGGGAACCTGCTGGTAACGACCAGTGTAAGGGATGCCTTTAAAGAACTGTTTACCTCCCCAATACTCCAACGGGACTTTAATCATCGGAGAACCAGAAGAAAGAATGTGTTGAGCAGCATCAACAAACCCGACACCAGTAGGGTCAAACCTTAACAAATCTTGGAAAGGAAGATCAGGTACGGAGTAAACCTGACTTCCACCGATACTGAAAGGTAAACGGAAACCAAAAGGTTCCAAGAAATAACTAGGCACATTACCTTCTTCTTCAGTTCCGTATTCCAAATTACGTTTAATGCTAAGTAACCTGTTGTAACGTTTCGGGTTAGCGGCCAGTTGAGAAATTTGAAGAGGTAAGTTGTTACGTGACCAAGTATAGAAAGGGAACACACGTTTCATTGCGCCGCTTTCAAAAGAAGATAAGTTGCCGTAATTAAAATGCAGTTTGTAAATGCTTTCTATAGCGTCATCTAAAGTGCCGCCGATTCGCATAGCATGAACACCAGTAGCGAGCCTTAACATTTCCTCAGCGAACGTGTTAGCGTTACGGATACTAGAATACAAAACAAACTGAGCATCCAAAGGATTAAGGTTTACTCGCCAACCCTTAGCGGCACCATTCTTCGTACCTAGAATCCATTGCAGTTTACGGTCAAGTAAAAGATTTCGTTCAACAGCAGAAGCAGCCTGACCACCCGCATGAGCACCCTGCTGAACCAACTCAATAGCAAACTTGACTTCTTCAGAAGGATTCTTTATTGCTTTTAATCCAGCCAACAAATCGCCTTTACCTAAACGATATGCTTTCTCTATCATCTTACCAGTTTGCAAAGTGGCAGATAGTGGGATGTCGTCTACCCACATGTTAAACATCCCACCCATAATGTTACGAGTAACGAACCCCGGAGTAGCCACCATCTGTGCTTTCATCCAATTATGAACTCTGTCGTAATGCTGCAAAAACCCTTTGACCTGTTGCCGATCATTCATCTTCTGTGCTGCTAACAGCGCATAAGTGACTTGATCGGCAAACTCTTGATCTCCAGAAATTCTCCACGGACCCCACATTCTTTGCTGCTCATTGAAAAGAGCCTGAATGTCATCTATGGAAATATTTTTTATATCAAAATCTCCTTGACCTAAACCATTTAAATTGTATAAATCGTTTTCAGTTTTAGCGAAACGTTTTACAACAAGTTCTTCATGCGTTTGGATTTTCCGAGCATCGTTCATCAAAAGTTGAGTTTCTAAATTTTCTTTATTAGCCATCATTTGATACAAAGATCTTTGCCCCTCAGCATACTGCTTACCAGCAGCACCAGATCTTTGCTGCCAGTACGCTTCGCTCTTAGCGAACTCAGCATGTCTTTTTTGCAAGTACAAAAGTTTTTCAGTTTGGTCATTCAAAATCCTGTCTAACGCACCAGCGTATGCTTTACGAGCGGCAGGTAACTTAGCGTCAATTTCTTTCACCAACGTAGACAACTCAATAAGATCTTCTATCCTTGTTTCTGGTCGTAGCGATGTAAGCAATTTTCCTTCTTCAGAGAAAATTGCCGTACGAGTCATTCGCGCTGACTCTAATTGTTTAAACATATTGTGTATGTCATCTAAAGTAGGGTTGCCTCCTGTTGCTCTTGACAACGATATGAAACTTTCTTCAAAAGAAGGAACCCTACTCGGC